TAAAAATGGAGAAGGCTCAGCCTACGCATCTAAACTCGTCAGGGCCAAACTGGTACCGACGGTAATCAAAGCCCCCAAACTGGAAACAGTTGTTGAATACATTGAGGATGTGTTAAATGAAGACCCAACTAACAAAGTGGTTCTATTCTCGTTCTTTAAGAAGAACTTACGGCTTATCCAAAAGGCAACTGAGGGATTTACGCAAAGCGTATTATTCATGGGTGGTATGGACGCAGGCCAGAGAGACGTTGCCAAGCAAAGATTTGCCACCGACCCTGATGTTCGGCTCTTTCTATCCTCTGATGCGGGAGGTTACGGGGTGGACTTACCACAAGCCAATTACCTTATCTCTTACGATTTGCCTTGGTCGGCTGGTAAATTGGACCAACGAGAAGCCCGAATAATCAGGTTATCTTCAACACACCCCCATGTTACAGTTGTATCCTTCGTCATGAAAGGAAGCATTGAAGAACGCCAGTACGAGATGCTTCAACAAAAACGAGGAATTAATAGTGCCTTTCTTGACAAAGGGTATGATAACCAAGGTAAATTTGACCTGAACTTGGGCACCCTGTCCGAGTTCTTAAGCCACGCAGAGGTATAAATATGACAACTCCAGATTATTACGAACGACTTGCACACGAATTTAAGAAGTCTAAAGAAGCCATTGAGAACTTGACTAAACGTCAAAATGCAATGAAGGCAGAATTAGTTACAGCCATAGAAGAAAATGGTTATGAAGACGACAAAGGTCATAAGTGGTACAAAGTTGGCGACCTTGAGTTAAAGTACGAACGACGTGTTAGCCGTTCCTTTGATAGTCAAGCCGCAGAACAATGGGCAAAGGATTTAGGAATTTGGGATGACCTTAAAAAGGTTATGGAAGTGCTAGACGAAGACAAACTACTCGGGTACGCATGGAGTCACAGAGAAGTAGAAGATACTATTCAAGGCTTCTACACTGAAAAGGAAAACTGGGCATTTAAAGCATGAGAGACCCTCTTGAATTGTTTGGCGACCTTCCTAACTTTCCAGGAAAACGTTTACCTAAAAACAGACCTGAAACTAAAAAGGTTATTGACTCAGCCCTACTGAGTCGTTACAATGGCGCAAAAGGAAAAGAATTCGTTATCAATGGTGAAAAGCAAATCTTTTACACTATTGGTGAAGTGTGTAAGGCATTGGGCAAACGCCCTGTTACACTGCGAATGTGGGAAAGCAAAGGCTGGATTCCAAAGCCTAGTTTTCGCACACCACCTCCAAATGGTACACAAGTACCTGGTAAGGCTCAAAAAGGCAGAAGACTTTATAGTCAACAGCAACTTGACACCCTACTAGATGCTGTGGAACAATGTGGAGTGAACAACCCCCATCACGGAGATTGGGATGCGTTCAAAATATATATCAAGCAAAACTGGACACGTTAGGACAGACACATGAGTAAGTATGATGACGAAGAGATTACGTCAGAACAAGAAGAACAAACCACACCAACAGCAGGACGCACAGTAGTCCGTGGTGGTTGGAACGCTGTAGAGGATGTAAAGAATTCCGATTCTCCATTCGCACAGCGTCTCAAGGTTTCCGAGGACCCCATTATCATTAAGTTTCTTAATGACGAGCCATACGCCTCGTGGAGACAGCATTGGATTGAGCGCCAAGGACAGAAGTCATTTGTTTGCATTGGCGACATTGACCCCAGTGGTTGCCCTTTGTGTGACGCAGGTAGTCGCCCCTCTGTACGCATTGCTTTTAACGTTGCATTGTTGGTACCTGGTGAAGACCCAATCTTGAAGTCATACGAAGTCGGTCCACGAGTGATTGACCAGTTGAAGAACTTCCACACTGACCCACGCACAGGACCTTTGTCTAAGCACTACTGGGCAGTCAGCAAGACTGGTAAGGGTGCTACCACAGCAACAGCCCATCAGATTGTTAAAGAGCGTGACCTTGAAGAATGGAACATTGAAGGAATCACTGACGATTCATTCAAGTCTCTGCGTAGCAAGGCATACACTCCAGAGATTATTGCGATTCCTAATCGCAAAGACTTGCTCGCAATCGCAGACGAAGACATTTCGTGACCGTGGGGGGCGAAGTCCCTCCTCGTGCAGATGTTGTCACTTCCCTTGATGAATTGGACGAAATGGTTCAAATCATCAAGGGAATTGGCGCATTTACGTTTGACGTTGAAACACGGGGAATCTTAGAACGTCATCCATCAATGATGGAATCTATGGAGAAAGCATGGAAATCCCATGTTTCTACTCTTAAGAACCCAAGTCCTGAAATACAAAAGCGTGCTTACGATAACTTTTCTGACAAGTACCGAGGGTTGATTGCTCTTAACCCAATGTTGAACGACGTATTTTGGATTGGCATTGCTACCAAAGGACATTCATGGGCTATCCCTATGGGCCATGGTGTTGGGGAAGTTCTTATTCCTGAAGAGGTTGGCGACGGTAGCACAGTGCCACCCGAGGGCTACCGTAAACTTCTAAAGAACGGTCAAGAGTCTATGGCACGTTTTAAGTACCATATTCCTGCTGTGATGTCTGAACCACCACCTCAACTACAACGCTCAGAAGTCTTTGAAGCCCTTCGCCCATTGTTCTTTAGTGACCTTGTTAAAGTTGGTCATAACGTAAAGTTTGATGCTCGCAGCATTAGTAAATACTATGGCGAGATACCACCAGGTCCTTATGCAGACACAATGCTTCTGCAACACATACTCAACGAAAACTTGATGTCATATTCACTTGAGCAACTCATCATGTGGAACTACGACAAGCATGACGCATATGCTCGTGATGGTAAATTGGGAAAGATAATTACTCAAGTACCTTTTAGTAAAGCCGCACATTACGTACATCTAGACGTTCGTTGGACATGGATGCTGTACCAGCGCTTGTGGGGTAAGGTTAAATTAAACACTACATTAATGGATTGTTTTTACCAAGATTCTGAGGTTCTTAGAATCCTTATGCACATGGAAAACCAAGGCATTCCTGTAAACCAAAGGAACATGAAAAACCTAAGTAAAGACTTAGACGGACACATGCGTGACATCCTCCTAGCGTTGTCAGAATACACTCCAGCAGGTTTCAATCCTGACTCCACAAAACATAAACAGCAGTTTCTGTTTAACAAAAAGCGTGAAGGTGGTTTAGGTCTTAAACCACATAAACTGACAAATGGGGGCGCTCCATCGGTAGACGAGGAAAGCCTACGGTTCTTGGAAACCAAGCATCCAGCAATCACGTTGTTGTTGGACTGGGCAGAAACACAAAAGTTAAAATCAACGTATGTAGATGGGCTACTGCCTAAACTACATAACAGCAGACTTCACCCTTCGTTCCACCTGCATAGAACAACCACAGGTCGCATGTCATCCAGTGACCCAAATCTTCAAAACGTTCCACGAGACTCAAACGTCCGTAGTCTATTTGTGGCACCTGAAGGACACACTCTTTTGGTGGCTGACTACGACCAGATTGAACTACGAGTTATGGCTATGTTCTCACAGGACAAAGAACTGCTCAATGTTTTCAATAACAACATTGACATTCATACAGGTGCGGCTGCTCTGCTCTTTAAGAAATCTATAGATGATGTGACTAGTGAAGAGCGTCAGATTGGCAAGGGAGTGAACTTCCTAACTGCCTACGGTGGTGGGGCAGGAAAACTAGCCCGCACTACAGGTATTAGTTTTGAGTCCGCTCAACATATGATTCAAGAATACTACCGACAGTTTGCTGGTTTAACGGAGTGGAAGCAAAAGGTAGTTGCCGAAGGTCGCAGTATGGGGTATGTAACTACCCTGTCAGGGCGCAGGCGCAGGCTCCCCGACCTTCTTTCGGCTAACTCAGAATGGCGTTCTCGTGCAGAACGGCAAGCAGTCAATGCGGTGGTTCAGGGGTCGGCGGCTGATATTTGTAAGCAAGCCATGATTAATATACATAAAACGTTGATTGGCACAGGCGCAGAGATGCTTGTTCAAGTACATGACGAACTAGTTGTATCAGTACCCGATGGTAAATTAGATGACATTCTAGAGCCATTCCTTATGGCTATGGGTGATGGTAAAGTGTTGCACGGAGTACCAATTAGGGTCTCCTATCA